GAGCAGTTTGAATTAAATGAGCTGCTCCAAGTATATTTAAAGCATCAAATGTACTAGTACCAGCCACACCGGTAATTAGATTTGTGTTTGCTGCTGCCAATAGTGGTTTTACAGCATGTTTTAGTGCAGCTTTACCAACAATACCTACACCTGTACCAACAGTAGGTGCTGTTACTACTGCTGGAATATATTTGTATAATACGTCATCAGTAGTTTCTGCTTCACCTTGTAATTCTTCTGCACTACCTTCTACTTCTGATAAACTTTTATCTGGATTATAACCAGATCTATTTATAAGCTCTTTGCTATAACGTGTTCCATCTGTATAACTGTCACCTACAGGATTTCCATTTTCATCTGTATAAAATACTTTATTAGTTCCAGTTTTAGAACTTGTACTATTCCAATCATTTGCAAAATAATGTCTAGGTTTATAAGTTCTTTTATCTTCTTTACCCTTTATAAAATCCATAAAGGTATAATTTTCTTTAATTCGATCACTTTTATTCCACACTTCTCTAAATGCCTCTTGGTTTGCTGCATTAAAAGGATTAGATGAAGGAGTGTTAGTCCAATTAGCATTCTCCATATCATCATAATCTTTTTGAGACCATTCAGGAGTCCAACCATTCATTGGGTCCTTTGTAACCTCTGTAGGATTTTCTTCATTATACTTCTTAGTATCCTCTTCCATCACTGTTGATGCTACTTCAGAATCTTTATATATTGTGTTATAATATTTTTCTTGTTGAGATTTACTCCACCCCATAACTTGATTTACAGGAAATGCCTTTTTTACACTTGAATTTTCCCAAGAAGAATATGACATCACAGTTCTACCATCTTTACTTTCATAAAAGTCATTTAGATTCTTCCCATATGGTCCTTTTGAAAGTCTTTCATATTCATTTAAACTTATAGGATCTTTACCAGCCTCCATCATATCTCTCATATAATCTTCGTAGTCACTCTCAATACCATCTTCTACAAAATCATCCGAGTGAGAGCCTCCATTCTCATATTTAAATCCACCTTTTTTATACTCCCCAGGTTTAATTATGTTTCTTTCTGTAGAACTTGGTGGTTGCTTTTCTGTAAAACTTCCCCCTAGAGCAGGAGTACCCACTTGAGGAGTTTGTTGTTGTTGTGGAGATTGAGATTGTTTTTGAATAATAGCTTGTTCTATTAATTCATATATAGGACCTTTATACCCTTGTGATAAGGCGGTCTTTATAATATCCATTTGCTCGTTAATACTCAGCATTATTTATCAGAAGATTTTTTCTTAATATCTGCTCTATTCTTAGCTCTAGCTATTCTTTCTTTAGATTTAGTATCTTCTCTCTTAATGTTTGCTGTATCTCTATTAGTTTGAGATTTTCCTTCCATTTCCCTAGCTTTAATATCAACTTCTCTTTCCTTAATATCTAGCTCTCTCATACCCTTAGCTAAATTTAATTGAGCATTAGTATCATTATCTCTAGCATGGATCATAGCAACCTTAATCTGAACTTCTCTATCTTTCTCTTTATTCATATTTTCCATCTCAGCTTCTTTAGCTTGTTGTTCAAGCTGCGCTTGTTGCTGCTGTTGTTGAGCTTCTTGTTGTTTTTGCTCTAATGCTTGTACTTGTTTTTCAGCTGCTTTAATCTTAGATTTAATTTGAGTGAAACTAGATGAATCAAACATCTCAGTTATACTTGATGCTGGAACTCCATTTTGAATCATAGACTGTGATAAAGCTTTAACTGCTTCAATTTTATCTTGTTCTTTACCAGAATCAGAAACAAATATACCATATTCAGATTCCATGTGCGCCAAACTATTTAAGTCTAAAAAGTCTGTTGTGCCATCAGCCATCATATACATAGTTTTCTTTCCAGTTAACCATGCTTCTTTAGAGTAATCAATTAAACTTTGTAAATCTCTTTGTTCCATTCTGTTGAATTTACGAAACAAATCTTCTGTAATATGTGAAGACTGTACAATAGCTTGTTGTGAAGTTGCTTTACCTTCATAACTCCCTACTTGTCCTTGTCTTTGTCTGTTTACTCCAGATAGTTTTTCCCATTCTTGCATTATAGACTCTAATAAAGCAATATATTGTTCTATTGTTTTAATAGACATGTCCATAACAGATTGATGTTGTGGATTTAATTGTATTCCTTCTTTATTATAATCAACCCAAGCAATTCCTGTACCTTCTACATAGTACATAAATTTATCCATATCCCATTTTTTAGGGATCATATTAATATCAAATGAAGCAATAATATCTTTACTTTTTGCAATAGCAAGTTCTAATCTATATTTGTATATATTGTAGTTTAACTGGTAGGGTATACCTAGCTTTACTAAAGATATATTAGAAGTGTTCAAATTCGAGTACCTTATACCGTTAATAGGAAGCTTACAAGTAGACATATTATCTAAAGAATTTCTTTGATTAATAACAGGATGTATCTTAATATACATTCTTCCATCTATTCTTGTTCCCTCCCAAACTTCATTAACCCATTTCCAAGTTACTTTTGCTCCTACCATCCTAAGTTCGTTAGGCATTTTCCAACCATCTTCTACTATTTTTTCTTCCATAGCTCCAGTCTGAGGATCTGTAAAAGATAAAAATCCAATTCTTTTTCTAGACTTCCAATATACTTGAGCTACTTCTATTAATCTGTTTCTATATGCATTAGCATCTTTATTCATAGAATTAGTATATAAAAAGTATGAATCAGACTCAGAGTGTCTTGGCTCTTCAAGTTCTAATATTTGTTGTTCTGTTAAATATTCATAAAATGTATCAATAACACTAGATGCATGTACATACTTTCTAATCAATGCCCAATCCCCATCTTCTACAAAATCTAAATCTGGATCAAGATCGTAATCTACATCTATAGGGTTTAATATATCATAAAAAGGCTCATTATTTCTAACTCCCCTATGGGTATATACTTCACCAGCTACTAAGAAGTGAAACCAAGCTTTTTGAAATTTATCATGTAATTCTTGGCTGTGCATTATATAATCTAAAGCTTGTTGTCCTTTTATAGCTCTATTATCTACATAAGAATTTTCAAATTGCTCTGCTATATGTTTAGGTAATTCTACTTCTTGTTCTTCTCCTTTAAAATTACCACTTTTAATTAATTCATTAGCAAATTGTTTTTGAAAACTTTGATAAATAAGATCTTGTTTTGCTTGTTCTTTTGCACTAACTGTATCTGCATTTTGTACTGTAACAGTGAAATTGAGAGGCCTTTTGGATTTCTCACCTAGTAAAAGGTCGACGATAGGTTTAATTATGGGATAATTACGCATCTGAGAAGGGAAGTTACTACGACTTTTACCGTAAGGTTGTAGTACGTATTTGTAATCCGCCTCGTCAATTACACCGTTATAGTATTCATATAATTGTTGTAACGATTCTTTTCTGTTACTTCCGGCACTACGTCCAGAATTAGAAAGATCTATGTATGCTTCTACACAAGCTTCTTTCCATTGTTTTGTCTTTTTAGACATAGGCAGTTTTTGCCTAGGTATTTTATCATATCCCATAATTTACAAATTTACTTAAATTTACTATCGTTTTTACTTCATATGTAAATATTATCTTTATAATTATAAATATAACACTATAAGTAATTACAAATATCATATAAACTATACTTTAAAGTTAACTCTTCTCCTTCATGAATCTTTTTTAATGTCTTTAGTTTTTTATAATCTGTATTTTCATCATCATCTATTAACTCACAATTAGGTTTTTCTGAATGATTTATAAACCCACCTAATGGTGTTCTGATCCAATCGTGCTGAAAATTAGGATCATAAACATGACTTATACCCATAACTACCTCTCCCGGAATATCTTCTTTGGCTAGAATCCCTGCTCCATGAATTTCTGACGGACCTATCGCTAAGTATTCTGGTAGAGGGTTATAAGGTTCTTTCTTTTTACATTTTTCCATTTAGTAATAATTTTGATCAAACCATTTGTCAGCTGATCTATCTTCTAATACATCTTTTACTTCTGAGTTATATAGTTCTCTAGTATGATACATACCAATCATAAACGCCATAACACGGTCAAAGTTGCCTGCGTGATTAAATTTAATTAACTCTGTCAACAATGCAGGATCATATATTTTATGCAAATTTAGTAATTGTTTTCCATTTTCGTCTGTTCTTCTCACAGTATTTAACCAATCACGTATATATATCTCTCCTTGACGCTTTCTTGCTTCTGTCATATGCATACCATATTGACGCTTTACAGTCTTACTTCTTAACTCTCTTTTATCTAGCATTTCAAATTCTTCCTGCAATTTATGCATCTTTCTATATCTTTTTGCATATGCTATTACTTCACCTCGATCATTTTCAAATCCAATCTTACACCCATAATAATCTGCTAATAAAAATAAATTTCTATTATAATCATCTTGAGTTTTAGGTCTACCTACATATGAAGCTACTATAATATCATCTGGCTGAGATATATTATTAGGTCTTTTTAATACATAAGCTGCTCCTAGAGAAGATGAATCTGCAGATTGATTTTGTCCATAAGGGTCATGACATATTACATACATATTTAAAGGTACTTGTTGTTTTTGATTTCTATATGGGGGTTCATATATAACTACTGCACCTGTTGTATCATCATCTTTTCTATGTGGAAATTTTAATACTTGTTTTAGATCCCCATCTATTTTAAATTTAACATCTCCTTTAGTGTCATGATATAGTCTACCTACAGTACCTATAGAATGAAGATTATTAGCTTTTATATTATTATATTGTTCTTGTAGAGATGCTACATCAAATAAATTAGCTGTTACTTGTAATGTAGCTTCTTGAGGTGAAAAAGGGTGCTCTGCTATATATTGGTCTAACGATTTAGCATCTGCAGCACCTTTTTTCTTTTCCCTCATTTTTTCTTCATACACTGTAGCTTTTTTAATAGATGAATTACCATCCTCATCTATAAATCCATCTAAGTTCTTTTGAATAGGTATAAAGTACCCACATGTACTACCCATAGCTCCTTCATCCCAAATATTTGAATAGTCCATACAATCATATGCTTCTGGATTATAAAATATTTCTTCCATAGCCTCAAAGTCTGACCCTTCAGTACCACCTGTACCAAATGCTACCATTAATCCTAATGTTTTACTACCTTGCCTCATTGTAGGCATAGTAACTTCCCAAGCTTTAAGGAGTCCAGGGAAAGAACCAGCCTCCTCAAAGAAAACTAACTCTCCCGCCTTTCCCCTCACTTTATCTGGATTATCTTTTAATGATACCCCCATAATTTGAGACTTCATACCCATCTCAATTTCTAATCCATTTACTTTCTTTTTATACCCAGACATTTTGTGCATCTCCCTATCTTTTAATCTAGGTTGAGACCATGCTGTGTGATCATCTATAAATGATAAAAATTCCCAAGCTTTAGATAAAAGACCATCACCAATTAAGAATTCTTTTGATGATGCAAATACAAAGTTTTTAGAATTTTTTACAAAGAAATAGTTTCTAGCTAACATAGATCCTGCTTTATAAGAGTATCCTTTACGTCTTGCTTTTAATACAATCATATGCCTATTAGCTGCCCTAGCTTTATCTATCTCATGAAAATATTCAAAATCTCCATCATAAAAGCTTGGAAAACTACGTTCACGTTTAGATTGTATTGTTCCGTCAGGGAGTTCTTCATCAATAGCTCTATCAATTGGACAATAGTTTAAATAAAAATAATGAAATCCAGTTACATGCAAGTCTCCAACCGTATAACCATACATACAGCGTTTACGTTCCTCGTCCCAATGATCATAATAATCTTTTGTTCCAGGGAGCGTATCCGTAAACCTACCTTTTTCAAGGAAAGTTATTGCTGCTTGTCTGACTCTATCGGTATCTTTAAACATTCTTCTTTAATCTTAACTAGTTCAGCACATTTTTCATACTCTTCTGTGTTGGTAAAATACTCTATTACTACATCTATTACATCTTCAGTTCTACCATCTTCTTCTAATGGATCAAACGGTAAAGGTAAATCGTCAATCTTACCTTTTTCTAAATCGTAATAAATATCATCTAAAGTTTTCCTCTTAGTTATAATTTGATAAGCGTTTTTCATTGCACGATTATAAAGTTCTATATCTTCTAAAAAATCCATTACATACTATATTTATTTACTTCTATCCCACCTCTATTTGTATTAGCGGCTTGTTCTTCTTTTTTTACTATTTCTTCTAACCTACTTAGTCCATCTACTACTTTACCCATATTAGATAAATTAGCTATTAAATCTTTTGCATGAAATATAGGTTTACCATGGTCATCCATTAAATGTAAATCTATATCTCTAAAATACTTTTCTAATTTTACTATAGAAGACTTTGCAGCTTTTAGCAATCTTACTGCTGATGTCTCAATTAGTTTATCATATTTATTACAAGCACCTAGCACTTTTGCAGAAGGTGTCCACTTTTTATTTTCTCCAAAGATACTATTTTTTACTTCAATAGTACGTTGATCCCATTCGTATATAGAAAAAGGAGATTTATGGTCTACCATAAAGTATACAAAAGATAGTTCAGTAGTTGATAAATCTTTAAACTCTGAAATACTTAAAGAATAGGAACTTGGGACAGCTTTTCCATCAGATATATATATTAAATCATCTCTCATTTGGTATTAAATTTAAATAATTTATTGTTTAATTCTTCTATTCTTTTCTTAGCTAAATCAATCTTATTTTTTTTCAAAAGTTTTAAGTATATTAAGTAATTAAAATGAACATAAATATCAGCTTTTATTT